GGGAGGGGCGCCAGTCGAGCCGCCAGCCGAAGTAGCGCCAGTCGAGCCGCCAGCCGAAGTAGCGCCAGCCGAGCCGCCAGCCGAAGTAGCGCCAGCCGAGCCGCCAGCCGAAGTAGCGCCAGCCGAGCCGCCAGCCGAAGTAACGCCAGCCGAGGAAGTGACGCCTACCGAGGAAGTGACGCCCGTTGAGGAAGTGAATCCGCAAGCGCCGACCGAAACACCTGTGGGTACAGATGTAGGCAAAAAGGTGGAGTCGGTACGCACACCGCAAGGAACGGATAAATACAACGTCAAAGGCGCAGTGATTGATTTAGACGAGTTAATAGCTGCGGAAGGGCCAAACCAGCAAAACCGTGATCGAACAGTATTGGAAAGCGGCGAGACATTACGCAAACGGGCCGCACCAGCCACAAAAGACAATGACGGTTTTGAGCCGAGACTATTGATAGATAGCGTTTTAACAAGCCAAGGCTCACCAATTATTGCCCGTAACGGCACTATCCTTGCTGGAAACGGACGCGCCATCATCCTTGATTTGGTTTACAATGAACACGCAGAAACAAGCCTAGTCGAATACAAGAAAGCCCTAGTTGACGCTGGGATTACCGTTCCAGAAGGTATGAAGCGCCCTGTTTATGTGCGGCAGCTGCAAGACGATATGACTATTGAGGAAATTCGCAACTTCGTTGATCGGTCTAATACGAGCGACCAAGAGGCTATGAGCGTCGAAATGGTCGCTAAGAACGATGCCGCTAGAATGAAATCCGGTGAATTTATTGGGTTGTATCGAGGGGGCGACATTACCTCTGCCGAAAACAAACAATTCTTAATGAAGTTTCGGGAAAAGGTTGTTGATGGCGCGGAAGCTAATGCGTTCAGTAGGAACGGAGAACTGACGCGACAAGGCCGCAACCGCATCGAAAACGCCATCCTAGCAGCGGCATTTGACGATCAGGCTGCGCTTTCATTGATGCTGGATAGCCCGATCAAGTCTGTTGAAAACATTACTCGCGCCTACATGAAGGCCGCGCCACGTTTGGCCCAAATTAAGGCTGGCATTGCCAGTGGCAACATCGAACCTGATTTGGACATAACCGAAAAGCTGACTGAAACTATAAAAATTATTGCTGAAATTCGCAAAACGCCCAGTAACAATTTTAAAAACAAGATGATGAAACCCGTCGAATGGTACGAAAAGGGCATGGATTTTGGCCTAGGTGGTATGGATCCGCGCAAAGATGATCCGTTTATCAGGGCTTTGATCGGAGCGTTTTACAAGGATGATATGGAAACAAACCGCAAGGCTGCGGACATTGATGCGTTTCTTGAATACTTTGTTGATGAAATCATGCTAACTGGGCAAGTTGCTAATGATATGTTTGGCGCAAAGCCTGACCCAATGGGAATGATCGACTCTGCTAAAGGAAGGGTGAAAGACGATGGCAAAGAATCCGAAGGGTTCCAGTTTGAGGAACAAGTTAGCGGCCAGAGCAATGAAGCGGGTGGCAAACAAGTTCAAAGACGAGAAATGGCGGGAGGCGGCAAAAATACTAGATCGCGCAGACGCGGAACCGGAGAAGAAAAAGTAAATGACAACAATCGATCCCAAAGCGAAACGACTGTCGAAGTCGATCCAAAACTACGGGGAACCACCGCGTTTGAAGCCGACCAAGTTGTCATCGAAGGACGAACCAGAGGCGGCAAACCAGGAACGATCTTCGATAAAGAAGCGTCGAATCTAAGACAGAGCCTGTTTCTGCAAGCGTATACCGACGCTAACTTTGACCCCGCATTAGCAGTAAACTATTCTGCGGAACGTCAATATAGCATTCTGAGCGATTTGGTTAAGGAAAAATTTGGTTTCAGCTACATTCAAAAAGGAGAGATGGGCGGCACGAAAGATGCTGTAGATTCACTGCTTGACGCCTATAGAAATTTGCAATGGATGACCCACACATTGCAAATCGGGAATACGTCAATCGGGCTGGATGGATCGCTGGGCTTAGTGCTCCCGTCAAAAGCGTGGGGCGGTTTCCTAGCGGCATATGTCAACAAAAAGGGTGGGCTGTACGATAGCCCTACTGATGCTGGTAAAGTGCAAGCCCCGACGATCATTATGCCAGGAAAATCAACTTCATTTGCGCATGAATGGGGCCATGCTCTGGATTATCACATTCTGGACAAGATGGGTGTCGATTGGGGTTCTGGCATAACGGGCCGTATTCGCACCAACTCAAAAGCTGGCGAAAAGGTTTGGCTAGACAGCACACCGGCTGATCTGAAAGAGGCTATGGGCGATCTGATGAACGTCATGTTTTTCGATAAGGCATCATTGGCCGCGAAAATAATGGAGTACGAACAGGCAATCACCAAAGCCGAAGCGATTATGGCGAAAAAGAAAAGTCTGGTTGAGCCGAAATATCTGGTTCTTTTGCGGGAGAAACTTCGAAAGATTACGGATGGAGAAACCCGCGCTAGAATCGCGCCTAGCAATTACAAAAAAGATGCATTGCAGTTCGCAGCAGATAACAAGTCTAATCCGAATTACTGGAAAAAGCCTACTGAAATGTTTGCAAGGGCATTTGAAAGCTATGTGGCTCACAAAGTGGCGGGTATCAGCAACACCGCAAGCACAGAGTTCATATCCAGCAGTAAAGAAGCGTATGACCTCACGGTAGATCAGGTTGCGGGTGCGGATGATCGTCTGGCTCTCACATACCCAAACCAACCAGAGCGCGATTTAATATTTCTGGCAATGGATCGTGTGATCGACAAGCTGCGGGGCGATATGCTGGCTGGCCCAGCTGCCGAAAAGCCTGGTGACTATGACATGCTTGACGCTCACGCAGATTTTTATGCTGGAATGAGTGCGTCGTTGGAAAAGAAAGAGGCTAAAGAATGGTTCGAGGCTGAGAAGCGAACTTGGCGTGTCGCGCAGCAGAAAATGAAAGAACTTAAAGCGCGTCCATCGGCATACTTTCAGCCCAATATGACAAGGGGCGGCTTATACAAAATGGCGCCAACCGCAGTCGAGCGGTTTCTGAAAAGCGGAATGGTCAGATTCGAGGACAACTTTTTAGCGCAGCTAGTAAGCACCAAACGCGGTCATTTGTTCACGCTGGCCTCGCGCTACAAAGACAACCCAGATGCGAAGGCCATGATTGAGAAGATCATTGAGCGAGTGGCGTCCGATCCTGGTTCGTTAGATGATCGCGTTACTGGATCAGGCGGTGCATTTGAGGAGGCTGTGCGCATCGAGGGCAGACGGTTTACCTCTAAGTTAAAAACGGCAATGTCGAAGCATGACGGCGATCTGCACCTGATGAGCAAAGAACAAAAAACATTTTTACGGCTACTGCTAACGTCTGACGAAGCCGCGTACCAAAATCTCACCAAGAGTGAGGGCGATCAAAAGATCAAAGCTATGGCCGCAGATATCCGCACCAAGGTTTTGAACCCAATTTACGACTACATGCGGCGGAACAAGCTGGACGTTAATTACGTCCCCGATGCTGGCTACATGCCAAGGCTGCTGGACACTACGTTGGCAATCGATAATTTGAGCCACTTCAAATACGGAGTGGGAAATACGCAAGAGTCGAAAGGTGACGGTTCGCGGGGCGCATATCACCTGTACAAGAATGTGATTTATGAAAATGAATTAGGCCCATTCGATCTAGGTAATGCAGATCAAATCAGAGAAATGCTGTCTATGGCTACCCCGCTGATGGAAACAAAGGAACGTGCTGGATACATCCAAAAAGGCACAGATTTGTTTGATGCCATTACGAAGATGAAGAAGCTTCAAAAGGAAATCGACAAACTTGGTGATCAGATGGCCGAGTCTGATGATCCTGACGCCATCGAAGCGCATATTGAGCAGCTGGTCGAAGAACAGGCCAATCTTCACGGCGAAGTTTACGATAACATGTCCAATTTTTACGCAGAGGCGCTATCTGATAACTGGACAGATCGGATGCAAATGAGCTTGGGCATAGATTTGCAAGCGCAGTCTGTCCAAGGATCGTTCACCAAAAAACGGAAACTCCCGCCCGAAGCCGATAGCTACATGGTCGAGTTTTACTTAGATCCGATTGAAAGTTTAGTGAGTTACATTCCCGCAGCAGTGCGCAAGACTGAATACAATAAGCGTTTTGGGAACCATTTAGTTCCAAAGGGTCACAAGCAGCGGAAGGGCAACATGACTCCTGGAATGGCGCCACCGTCCGTTTCTTACCTCGACTATCTGCTAGAGACCGAAGGCGCTTTGAGAGGCGGTATGAAAAAGGGTGAGCTACAAGAAATCCGTCACATTGTTGAGACTGTCACTGGTACACAAGCCAGTACCGGCTCACAGGGTGCGGCTGCGGCATTTGCTAACCACATTCACGCATACGGAACGATGGCCTTGCTGCCTCGCGCAGCGCTGTCATCGATTGCCGAGCCGATGACAGTCTCCATCCAGACGGGCAAAGTCCAGGATGGCGTTAGAGCGTTTGCTTACTCTCTCGACGAAGGCTTGAGCATGATGCAGGGGTCCAAGAAAGAGCAACGTGCATACAACATCCAGTTGGCAAACATTCTGGGCGTTATTGATGATCCGAATGTCGGTGAAATGATTGCCAATCGAATGGGCGGAACTGTACAGGAAGACCCCAAACTAGCCGCTCGTATGTCTCGTTTTTTTGTTCGCATCGGCCTGATGGGCATGACCAACGGCCAGCGACGAGCTAGTATGCGTGTCGGGTTCCAGTTCCTGAGCGAGTTGTCTGCTGAAATTACAAACCCGATCAGCGAAAAATCAACGAAACGTGCGTCGGAAACGTTGCAAGACCTTGGTATCCGAAAAGAGGACCAGCTGGACTTTGCAAAGTGGATGGTAAAAGCGTTTGAGGAAAAGTCAGACTACAGCTGGGTGAGGCGCAAAACTGGTACTGATAACAAAATGTTTTCCAGCGATATTGGAAATCTGAAAATCGAAGAAACGATAAACAAAAGCGGCGAACTTACAGATATGGGCGCCCTGCTTTCAGTGGCAATGGTACGGTTTGTCGATCAATCGATCCAAGACCCGAAAATAATCGACCGTCCCAAATATGCAGAGCATCCAATTGGTCGTATCGTGTACGGCATCCAATCGTTCATCGCTGCGTTTACACGCGGCGTTCATCTGCACATGCTCAAGCGTGTCGCAAGGGAATACAAAAACAACGGAATAGGTTCCGCAACCACCGTGCTGGTGGTCAACAATTTATTGCCAGCAGTGAGCCTGTTTGGGGGCCATATGATTGTATCGTCAATTCGTGAGGCGCTGCTGAATCGTGAGAAATGGGAAGAAGAAAAAGAGGACGACAATCTTGGAATGTATCTTACAAAGCTGGCGCTTTCGCGCTCTGGCGCAGCTGGACGGTTCGACCCGATATTAAACGGGATTCAATCGCTAAGATATCAAGCCGATCTCACAAACGTGCTGGTCGGATCGACACCCAGCTATTACCTCAAGGCAATCCAGCGTCTGCTGGGAATCAACATAAACAATTCGGACGAAACTGTTGCAGCAGAATATCAATTCAGTCGTGGGGCGTATGATTTGGTGATCCCGTTTTTGGCCGCGTACATGGCAACCAGCGATAAGCTAAGTCCGCGTCTTGGTGCGCTGGCTGGCATTACAGCAGCTATCGCGACTAGCCCGACAGCAAAGCACTGGATATTACAAAACATTATCCACCAGATGACCGGAGAGATTTACAGTCCTCGCGGCGGTGGAAGGCAGAGTGGCGGTAGTAGCTCTATGAGAGATAAGTTCCAATGAGTGTAACCGAGGCACGAAAAAAACTAGATGCGGAGTTCGAGAAAGTCACTGGTTCCCCGCAGCCACAACTATCCGAACTGTTGATCGACTTGATCCGCGAAGTGCGTCTGGAGTTGCGAAAATGGGACCACAGCGCAGATTACAGCGCACGAAAAAATCTGTCGATTGATTATTCCATATACAAATCAATGGAGTAGGCGATTGTGCCGGTAGTTTCACCCGCACCAAATCCTTTTTGTAGATCGACAGTATCTACACTTATTTCTTAGCAAAGTTAATTTTTGTAGGGTACTGTAGGGGTCAATCAACAGCGCAAGTTGCGCTGTACAGCGCATATGCGGTGTTATTTGCGCTGTTGTTAAATCTGTAGAGTTTTGATGATTCGCGACCTACGGAACGTCAACTAACTACAATGTTGACTTGAGTATTATTAGGAATCAGAGTGTCGTTGAGAGTCAGCTTAACTTTAACGCTTGGCGGGTCAATCACCACGCGCTACGAATGCGCTACATTCATTGGCTGGCTCTCGACTAAAAAACATCGCTCAAATAATCCGGTGATAAATGAATGTAGTTTGCCCGAACAGTTTCAACGTTATCGCCCATCAATGCCGCGACCTTCTCAATCGTCACCCCACGCAAAACGGCATTAGTCGCCCAGGTGTGTCGAAACACATGGGCAGATAGCCCGTCAATTTCCAAGTCACGACCCACCGCTTTAACACCTTCGTGGACATCTCCAACTGTGTCGCAAACGTAGTCACTGGTTCGTTCTTCGTAATACCTTTTGAGTAGCGGTAGGAGTCGGGGTGATATGGGAACTGGGGGGCGTTTTTTCCTAGTCTGATTGCGACCTGATGGGTTAAAGATAATTCGATTATAATCCCATTTCACTTGGGGCCATTTAAGTTCCAGAATTGCAGTTTTGCGTTGAGCGGTTTCCATAGCAATGTTTATGAATCTTGCGACTTTGCATACGCGATGAGGTTGTAACTGTCCCAAGCGTCTGGGGTTGCTGAGTGACGTTCTCAGATCGGCACAATGATTAACAAGAAGGTTTAATTCTTCACTTGATAGTACCCTGTCACGCGGGGCAGACTTGGCTGGAGGTTCAATGAATGGAATCTGTTTTGCATCAAGGCGCCGCTCTTTTGGCTCAACAACTTTTACCATAAAAGTAAACGCCGCTCTTAGCTTAGTCATTTCGTGATTGATAGTTGAAGGGCTGGCGCAGTTTCGCCCGATCTGAGCGGTTCGTCTCAACTCAATATATGTAGCTGAATCAGCGCGAGTAATCTGGCTCACCCGCATCTTTCCAAAGTAGGCATTCAGATTGTTTACAACAGCTGGGTAGCGGATTTCAGATAGCATACGGCCTCTGATCCACTGATCCATCCAATACTCAAGGCAGTCGGCAACGAAGGGGTCTTCGTCTACTGTCTTGGATAGCCGACGGCCATCTAACCAACCCTCAAAGCGCGGTTCCGCTTGGCAGAGATTTCTTGTCCGTAAGCTCTCTCTTTGGCTACGTCCGTCTTCAGTGAAGATGACATAGTATATCCCCCGTTCGTTGGGTTCAATTCTTGGTGGGAGTCGTTTAGACATTTTCTCTCCTCTATCAAGAGGTGCACCGACGCTGCGGGAATACGAATCGTCCGTGCTGCCAACTTGACCGTTGTCAATATTCCTTTGAGTCGAAATCTCTTGATCGTTTGTATCGACACGCCAAGGTGTCGGGCAGCATCTGCTTGTGTCAGCAAGCCCATCAGTCTTTGTCGTTGAGTATCTGCATGATCTGAACCGCTTTAACAGCAGACACTTTGGTATTCACGATCAGCCACATCGATTCGGGTTCATGCTCAACAGACTTGATTTGGAACGTTGGCTGCTCCGAAATCACGGCCTGTGCCGCGTAGTTCGGGAAGAGATCGTTAGGCTGAAGATTCAGTGCTTCGGCCAGTTTTTCTAAATTTTGGGGGGTGGGAACGCTGCGGCCTCTTATATACTGGGATACTGAGTCTCGGCCCAGACCAGACAATCTAGCAATATCAGATTGGTTCAGTCTTTTGTCTAACATTATTTTGTATAATCGACGACCAAATTCTTGTTTGCGGATTGACCTTTGGCTCAGATCAACCGCACCATCATCAGATGGAGGAGCGCGGGAAGTTATATGTTTCATTACTATACCTAGCCTTTCAGATTTACAGGATTGCTTTTAGCCTTACAACGCAAACTGTCGCGAGGTCAATGGACAATTTGTCTACATTAAATCGTTTACAAAATTTCCATTTACAACTTATTTACTGATACATTAGAATTTATATTAAAAAAATTAAGTTTTAGGGTGGACATACTGTCGGCCGCTGGTGTTTAAGTGCTGTATCAGCAATCAACATAAGTGGCCCAAAAAATGCACTTGGATGTCAAGAAAATCGTCAAGGACTTCGGGGGCATGACGGCCACGGCTAGATTGCTCACACAGAATGACCACGCCATCACACCCGATGGAGTGGACAAATGGCGGAGGCGCCAAACGATACCAACAAAGCCAATACTTAGGCTCTGCTTAATTGCTCAAGCGCGAAAGCAGCGTTTCGATTTATTGGACTATATAATTGATTGAGGCTTAAAACGTAAGATGCTTATAAGAATGAAACCGGAAATATTGAAATGCAACAAAACGGGAGAAGAAAGATTTTGCGAGATTAACAGAAGCCCAAAATGTTCGTGGGTAGCGTCGCGCTATGCGATGCCATTGAAAGTGAGCGAGTTCTGCATGGCGGGTGGAAACTTTGTTGGCGCGAATAGCTGGCAGGACTGCCCAACTGGGCCACCTTCGGGGGTGCAAAATGTCAGATAAGCCATTTTTAACTGTTGTCGGTTGTAGTCAAACTCAAAGTTTTGACAGCGAAATAAAACGCGACCTGATACAATTCGGTTCATCTCTTAGAGCATTGCCCGATTTTGGGGGTATTGAATGCGACCACATTTGGAAGTTGATTGTCAGTATAGCTAATTCTGAAAATGTAAGTAGAGAAAATCGTCTCGAAGCTTGCGCCATACTGCTGGATCGATCAACTGCGGTGCAAGTGGCGATCACAACTATGCGCAAACTCTGTGATAATGATTGTGAGTTCGACTCTCTCTTAATAGAGAGCAGCCGACAAATATTAGATCAGGAAAGAGCCTCTGGATGAAAGTATGGGGCGTCGATCCTGGTTTGAACGGCGCCTTGGCTTGTTTCGATCATTTGGTGGGTACATTAACAATTCACGATATGCCCACGATGGAAGTTAATAAGAAACGGCATGTGAATGCACAGTTGGTCGAGTCGATACTTAGTCTCGACCACGCTGCCGTTTTCATTGAGCGAGTAGGCGCTATGCCTGGACAGGGTGTAAGTAGCATGTTCTCTTTTGGAAGATCGTACGGAGTGGTTATAGGCGTAGCAGCTGGCCTGCAAATGCCGACAACTCTAGTATCGCCGCAAGTGTGGCAGAAGGCAGTACGTTGCCAAAAAGGTAAGGACGCATCACGGCAAAGAGCCTGTGAGGTTTTTCCTGCCTTCGCCAAATTGTTTGCGAGAAAAAAGGATGACGGCAGATCGGATGCAGCTTTGCTTGCATATTACGCAACTTTTGTGGGATGAGTGTAGATAGTTATGACAGATGAAAACGGATTCACCCTACACGGATTAGACCGTATTAGTGTCAGCCAAGCCAACCAGTTTCGGGAGGATGCATCAGGCTGGGCTGTGAAAGTTCTGCACAAAGTCAAATTTCCTGTCGGTTGGGCTGCTTGGCAGGGCAAGGCGGTCGAGGCGGGAGTAGACGCTGGCCTATACGACATGATCGACGCAGTGGATTGCGCTGAGATTGCGATAGAACGGCTAAAACTTGAGGGGATAATGGCCCCGAATAAAGCGGCGGAACTGGAAAAAAGAATACCTATCGTCAAACGAATGGTCGAAATTGCGCTTGAGCAACTATTGCCGCTCGGTGAACCCGACAGACCGCCCGAAGGGGATCGACAGTGGGAGGTCAATGTTCCGATCAGGTTCAAATCAGGGCAAGCTGGCATAATCGGGAATAAGGGATTTCTCGATTACAAATACACCATTACGCCCGAAATGCGCAGAAAAATGGACGGTCTGGATGACTTCGATCAGTTAGTCGTTGATCTTAAAACAACATCGAAAGCGCCGAGTGAGTGGACTATCGGACACGGCATACAGGCTTCTGTTTATGAGCAATCGGTAGCACTCGAAAATCCGTGCATCGGCGGCAGCGGAAACCGAGTTCAAGTGCGTTTTCTTTATGCGCTTACTCGCCAGAAAAACCCGTTTTTATGGCTGACCATGGAAAATAGCGAGGACTACATTGAGATTTTAAAGCGCACGATCAGGCAGATGGATGCACTGCTATCGCTGTCGGCAGACAAGGACAAGTTATTAGCGGCGATCCCGCATAACCCCGAACATTACTACTGGTCAAATGCGCAAGAAATCTCGGCACAATATTACGGATGAAGGGGAGTATCTGCGCGTTGAGGACGCGCTTACTACACATCAATTTCTTTGGTGGCGCGTTTTAAATCAGGCGATCCACGATGCCGCCGATCTAACCCACGACAACCACGACAAACGAGTCGAAGCGCGGGACGCAATCAGATGGCTACTTGGTAATATCAAAGATTTTAATTTGGTTTGTATTTTGGCGGGGGTCGATCCGCTGAAATTCCGAAAAACAGCGCAGCGCTACTTGTTGAGCCGTTTTACGGAAATAGAAATCGGCAACGTGTTTACCCGCACACGTTTTCAAATGCGGACAAAAAAAGCAAAATAGGAAAACTGAATGCTTAAATTTATCGAAAATACAGGCGGCGGCGCTTTCATCAGATTCTCTGTTGAGGACAACGAATGGCTGCGATCCAGCGAAGATGGCGGATTAGAGGCAGTCGATATGGCATCAGCGCCAGTGCTGATCGACATCGAAAACATTCAGCAGGGCTGGCTCAAGCTGGCTGGTGGCCGTGATTGGATCATATGGCCAAACAATGACGTTACGCAAGTGAACGGCGGCAAGCAGCCAGAGGGCGAATACAAACAAGGATTTTCTCTGAAATTCTACAGCACTAAACTGTTTGGCGATATGCCATCCCGCGAACTCTGCACATCGGGGGCTGGCCTGATTAAATTTGTGCAAGCGTTGTACGAGCAGACCATCGCGAATTTTGACAGCGGATCAATTCCAGCTGTAAAGATAACCGGCTCCACAAAAGTAAAAATGGGCAAGGGTAACAGCAGAATACCAACATTTGAGATCGTCGGGTGGAAGCCCCGACCTATTGATCTGGAATCCTCGGCCGCAGCCGCCGATCCAGTAGTGCCAGAAACGCCTTCTGCTGGCGCGTCAGACAATGAAAATTTCGATGTCTGATTAACTGGGGGTCAGTTCGGGAAACAGTGTCGGTTGCAGCTAAAACATGTGTGATGCGTAGACGGAATAAGTGGCTCGAACTGACCCCCATTTTTTAAAATTAACACGGGTGCAAACGTGGATTTAAAAACAAAAACAGATTGGGCGCACTACTGGCATGGCCTCGGATTCTCCGTGATTCCGGTACACTATGTTAAGGCTGACGGATCGTGCAGCTGCGCGGCGGGTAATGATTGCCCGTCACCAGGCAAGCACCCCGCGCCAACGCGCTGGAAGAAGTACCAAACGGAGCAAGCGGACCAAGATACTTTAGAGATTTGGTTCGATGGACGCTTCAAAGATTTCAACCTAGGCGTTGTCACTGGCAAAATCAGCGGAAACGTATTTGTTCTGGACGTTGATGTGGGCGAGGGGAAACCTGGCCCCGAAAATCTGGATGACCTGTGCATGGCAAACGATGATTTGCCAGACACGTTAGAGCAGATCACTGGGTCGGGCGGCAGACATTACTTCTTCCGCGCACCCGCTGATGCTGAAATCATCACGGGCAAGGACGTTCTAGGCCGTGGCTTAGACACCAGAGGCGAAGGCGGGTTTGTCGTGGTCGCGCCCAGCAACCACAAATCGGGTAACCTTTATAATTTAAACGGACACGCCAGTAATGAGATTGAGGCGTCACCGGATTGGCTGCGCGAACTAACGCTCACCGCTAACCGATTAGATGCTGCTGGCAGCTTGCAAGATACGACAACAGACCGCTGGGGCGATCTAACGGATGGCCGTGAAGGGTACATGGTGCAGATAATTCTTGGCACGATCCGCACATGGTGGACAACCAAAGGCGAGTTGCCAACGGTTGAGCAGCTGATTGATGACGCTTGGCCCACATACAGGGACAAGGTGCTGGCGAGAGGGCGCGATCTGGACAGCGATGGGCGGGGCTTGGCCCTGTTTCAAAAGAAGTGCTGGTATCAGCTACAGAGAGCAAAGAACAACGAACTCCGCATTCTGCAAGGCGTGGCCGCAGGATCGGAAATAAATTCACCGAAGGCTTTAACCAACCAGCCTCAACATCTGGGTACTTCGGTGAGTACAGGAGGGGAAGATGGGCTTGCACCCGCTCATTTTCCCCTTCGATTAACAGATTGGGGAATGGATCGCTTCACTGGCGAAGCGCCAGAGCAAGAATGGCTGATCGAAAACATACTGCCGAGGCGTATTCCTGGTCTGATTGCTTCGATTGGGGGATTGGGTAAGTCGTTTGTTTTGCTCGATCTATGCGTCAAGGTCGCTGGCGGCGATCAGGAACTGCATCAAGAGTTTGCGCTGGGTGGTAGAGTCGCGCAAAACGGCAAGGTGGTTTTTCTTGGCGCGGAGGACAGCGCCAACAGCGTGCACCGACGCATCCAATCTATTTGCAGCGCAGAGCAAATGGACAGAGCCACCGGAAATCTGTTCGTTGTGCCACTGCCTGATGCTGGTGGGCCGATCCCACTAATCCACAATTTGATGGGCCAGTATTCGGCCACCGCGCAGTACATGGATATACGTCAGCAGCTGGTTGATATGGGCGATGTGGCGTTGATTGTCATTGATCCGCTGCAAGCGTTTGCCCACGCCGATATAAATCAAGACCCAGCAGCCGCGCAATTCTGGTGGTCGCTGATGGCCGAACTATGCGCGACAACCAACAGCACGATCCTAATTGCGCACCACATGCGGAAAGAAGGCACGTTTGCCATCAAGAAGTCCAGCCAAGCGCGGGAGGCAATTCGCGGAACAACGGCCTTGGTGGACGGCGCTCGATGGGCATACGCGCTGTGGGGGATGCCAGAAGAAGAAGAAACGGTGGTTGCGGCCAATCTGATGTTCGAATCTGGTGTCGGCAACTGCGTGATGGGTGGTGTGGTCAAGGTCAACGACGAGGCTGACAAAAGCATAGTTACCTACATTAGAGGCGACAACGGCCTCCTGACTGACCGGACAGCGGAAGTCGGCGCGATATTGGACGCATCGGTTAAGCTAAATCGTATGCAGATCGAGGCGATATTTACCGAGATTGAAACTCGCTGGTTAAGCGCCACGCCGTTGACTGCGGCTCTCAACACAGACCGATCACTGCAAGCGCACCTGATTGATAATTACGCAATGCCTAAACGTGCGGCCAGATCATACGTGCAAGCGTGGCAGGACAATCGGCTGATCGAAAGCGCAATTCACGACGGCACCCGAAAGACAAAAGGGCTGCGCGTCATTCGCCGCCCCGACAATTCAGTTCTAAAATTCTAAAGGGGGAAAACCATGATTTTAGATAACCTAAAACTCACGCCAGCGCAGAGATATGCGCGGTTGCTGGCTTGCGCGGCAGCAGAAAACAAACTGCTGAAAGGCGCTAATACATACCAGAATGCGAACAGAAAAGGAGGTAGGCCACGAATGACATCCGAATTGAAAGACTCGGAACCCGCGAGGCAAATGTTTTACCACTATCAGGACGGCAGGACTCTCGCACAAACAGCAGAAATACTGAATATTTCAATGAATTTGGCGAGGCGTCGCGCACGTCGCTACCGTCTCAGCTTCGCGGATTATAAAAATGGCTAGAGAAATGCCGATGATGGAAGCCAACCGAGGACTGCACGATATGCTTGACCGAGAGACCGCAGCGCAGCTGATCCAGGAAAACATCACGCTCAAACACCAAGCAATGATTAGCAAAATTAAAGGCAACAAAGCTTCGACAGATGAGCGGAGAGATATAGCCGATTGGCTGTGCGACGAGGGCCATGAGGAACTGGGGCTGGCCGTACTAGATGAAAAATACAAGGAGCAAAACCGATGATCCAGATTGATTTAAAAGGAGAGCAGGGCAACACGTTTGCCTTGCTTGGTTTAGCCAAGAACTGGGCCAAGCAACTCGGCTTAAACTGGGACGAAATACGCGCAGAAGTGCTGTCTGGTGACTACGAAAACGCGGTCAAAACCATGCAAAAACACTTCGGTCATGTGGCTGAATTTAACGACACAAAATAAGCGGTTTGCGGGAGTAGTGAATTTGCACATTATAACTGTAAATAACACAATCCGGAGGTAATCCGGAGGTAATCCGGAGGTAATCCGGTCAGTCTCCGGAGGTTCCCCCCCCATACCCCCCCCTAACAACCTCCGGAACTTGTGGGGGCGGTTTGAACAACGGATCAATGATCAATGAAAAACATAAAAACGAAAATCAAAAAAAAAGATGCTGATGAAAGTTGGTCAGCGCCAGCGATGTATTCGGACTACCGCTACAACATTATTAAGGTGAGCCTTGATGCCGTGGATGAGGTGGCCCGAAGGTTGGAAACGAAATGGGGGATCGGTAAGCTGCAGCGACTTGCACCGCCGAAGCTGTCAACCAAGTTTGAGAGAGCCAGACAAAAGTTTTCAGAAGCCGCGCTGGGTAATGACCACGAATATCTAATCGCTAAAGCAGACAATCTCATCGCTGGATGGTTAGCTATTGAAGCAGCAGCAATCAAAAATGGATTCAGCGTCGTCGATCCGCGTGTGTGGTACTTTACAGCGCCAACTGATGCTGGTGGCGACCGGTATGCCATAATCGGGCATGGATGCGATGCAGGGGCCGTTGTAGAGCCTGTCAGACGCATCTATAGCCTAGACGAGGTTTCAAGAATACTCATCCGGTGGGAAGCTACGCCCCTCGGAGATATGGCAGCAACAGTAAAGGATCATTTCCCGAATGCAAAAATACAAAGCATCAAATTGGATTCAACAAGCAAAGGACAAATCAATGACCAAATCCCATTCTGACAACATGGATTCGACGACTGATAGAGCCTGGTTACTGCGCAAAGCTGAATCAATAGTCTGTGGTGATAGAAATCAAGAATATGGTGAGCCTGTCGAGAACATGAGTCGTACAGCTGCAATGTTCTCTGCTTATCTCGGTGATCGACGAGGGACAGATATGGATTCAACAGATATTGCCGTTTTCGGCATCATCCTAAAACTAGGTCGGCTGGCTCATGATGCTGGTTCTGCTGATTCTTGGCTTGATGTCGCTGGATATGCTAGTATCGGTTTTGAAGCTGCCGAGTCTGCAAAAAGCAAAAAGCCCCAACCTTAACAGGTAGGGGCAGTTCGCTTTTCTTCGTTGTGGTGGTTTAGCTTACAGTCCCTTCAAATAAAGCCGCGCAGAACGGCCTCTTGTGCAGTACATTCAAAAGCCTTTTTGCAAAGTGTCGTGGCCTCTCGCGCCGTTTTCTCAAAACGTCTATTACCATCTGAAACAAAGGTATCTCGTGCCGCTTTAGACTTAAATGCACTCAGCTTTTGTTTATCATTCGCGTGATCTATTGCGTAAAAATTACGGGTCATTGTGCAATTTCCCTAGCCAACAGACGAAGCAACGCAATCATTCTGCACTCAGCATAATTTGCGCGCGGGTCTTCTTGTTTCCAACAGAAAACGGCCATAGCTATATCGGGCCAGCATTCAATAAGTTTATTTGGCTCGTCTTGGATTGTTAAACTTACGTTTTTTGCATCACAGTATTCGATAACATCTTTTTTTGAATTGCTGTTGTACCAATCTTGTGCAGCTTCATAAGCAATTTCGCTTGGAAACGGTATTTCGTAACCTTCATAAAAGTTATTATCTTCTAAGCGTATTTCTATCCAGTAAATCATTTTCCTAAACACTCCAAGTGACCACCAAACGCAATAAAGCACTCGGTCAAGGTTCCATTAAAAACAAAGTAGCCGTTGCAAGTCAACGTGTGGCTTTCGTTGCTGGGGCTGATCTCAAAGCAATGCGGCAGCTGGTAGGTGCTGGCTAAACCGCTTAACCATTTATCGAACTTGGTGAAATCAGCTTCTAAATCGTGCCATTCGTCGGTTTCACAATCTAAGTGATATTCCATATATTCGGAAACCGCCTCGCTGACTGTACTCCAAGCCCCCCGCATTTCTGCGGAAGGCTTTGCGTTTTGCGCGCTAATTGCTTTTGCCTGCATCAACCCGCTCCAAAGTAAAAGCGATTGCAGAACCAATGCAGGGCGGCTTTGCCCTCGCCTTCAAAATCATCGTCATAACACCAACCGCAATTTGTCCACGGCTGAAACCAATCTTGATATTGCATCTGCGGACTAATCGCCTCTCCATATTCGGAAACCTCGCCAATAATCTGAAAGGCTGGGCCACCAGTGCCAAGCAAAATGCGGAACTCGTCAGTTGTCCATTCGTCGCTTGTAGGAGACCAACCGCTTCGCACCTCGACCGACAATGGCCGCTCGTCAACCTCCCTTTCGATTTCCTCAACGCGTAAATCATTGCCGTCATCGAGCGCCAACCGCCAATCCGTGTGAAGCTGGATGATATCTTGGACTGTGCCAATCGCCGTTTTAAAAGTTTCGCGGCGTTCTTCTGGCAATTTGCTTAACTCCTTATCTAAGTTCGCATGTTTCATTATGCACCGCCAATCGCGTTGCCGATAATGACAACAAAAAACACCATCGCGAAAATCGAAATGACGCAAATTGCGTCAATTAGTAAATCAAGTTTCATTTTTTATCCTTCATTATGTTTTCTGATTTTTAGCCTCATCAGGCGCAGATTTTACTACGCGACGCCCTAGCAAAAGGGCGTTTCGGCTTGTGTCACACGTAGCAATCAACACGCAAAATACGCAAAAAAGATGGGGGGCATTGTCGACCCGCCAAAACTTCAAATTGCTTTTCCGCGTCTTGGATGTCTGCCTCGATGCTGGCCCACTTCTCGCGGTCGTTTGTCGCTTTGATCTGTTGCGCGTCTAGCTTGATCAGATGCTCTAGTAGTTCGGTCATAATATTTCCCCCTCGATGTAAATTGTCAGGCTGTTTTCCTCAAAAGCCACGGTGCGATAAATCGTTGCGCGGTAATGCGTGGCGCGGTCTGCCTCAATCTTTTCGTTTAGCTTAAACAGATCGATCAGGTAATTGCCGTTCATGTCGATGATAGGCCGCTGGGCGCTGCCGCTCACCTTGTGTTTGCCTTGCGCGTTAAACGTCAAAATCATCACGCCATCGTCAAACGTGCGATCAAATCTCATGCCGCTAGATATTCCGCTGGCCGTCAGAAACCCGCCTTCAATCCACACGCGCGGCCTACCTCGATTGTACGCAATTCGAAATAACTTACTGGCGCTGTTGGTTTGGCTGGTCATCATTACACCTCTCCGTCAATATAATGAGGCTCTGAGCCGTTGTAAGATAATGACTGTATCCAGCAATAAACGTTATCCGATGCCTCTAGTTCGAAGGCTTTGCTTGTCGCCTCGGCTTCGGTGGGAAAGACTTCCCAATGGTCAACTTTATCAATGGTCATCCAAGCTATTACGTGCATGTTGAAGCCCTCACACTCGACGCATGAGCGCCCCATTGATCGGCCATTGCATCGGCCATGCCTCGATGAAACTTGCTTCGGATCTTCCAGCGGTCTTTGCTGGGGCTGGCGTTGTGGCAATCTGCCCTCGCGGTTTTGCCGTTTACTTTGCCGGTGGGCCGCAAATTTTGGAGGTTGCGGTTCCAAAAACAGGTCCGCTTTTTTACGTTGTCGGCGCTGCCGTCGCTATCGGCAAACTGCCAAGGCTGGACCGATTGCGAAAACGGCTGAAAGTTTCGGATCAGCTGCTTTGCGTGTTTGTGCATGACCGGATTTTCAATGGATAGGCAAGGCGTGTCGTAATTCCAGCAATCAGAAAACAAATCTGCCGCCGCGTTCAGTTCAATTTGCATTTGGCGTTG